TTAAGAGAAGTTTTAGATGATCTATCTAAACATTTTGGTTATTTTAAACAAAAATTTTATTGATTTATGTGTACACATATGCTATAGGTTTTCGAATAATGGGGAAGTTGTAGCCCACCACCAATAAGATGATGGGCTTTCAGGGAGGATTAAGCAACTTTTTTAGATTTTATTTTTTGTAATCCAAGAATATGATTAACACCAGCTTGAGCATAAGCACTTGCTTTGAACATAACTGAAGCGTCACCTTTTATTCTAGACTTCCAAATATTTAAATATTGACAAGCATGTTTAGTAGGTTTCATTGAAACACCTAACATCGTACATTGAATAACAGCTCCTAATTCAGCAACTAATTCTTCAAATGCGTACTTGTCCATATCGTCAAAATATTTAGCTTTATATTTTTCTTTACGATTACATCTTTTTTCGTGACCAGTCCAATGAGTAAGTTCATGTAAAATAGTTGCGTAAAAGTTTTGAGTAGCACTATTACCATCTAAATTATTAAACTTATCTTTAGTGACCATACCAATATAATCTAAAGACGGAACATAATAACATTTACCATCATAAAGTTGGTTATCGTATCTTATGTCAGCTTTAGTATTTTTGATATACTGTTCAACATTAGGTAAAGTATCAGCACCATCTGAAACAATAATATCTTTATCTTCTAGAGTTGTTTGATCTAGATTAAAAACATTATAAAATTTCATATATGGAAATGTTTTATCTTTATCTTCACCTTGTTTGTCTTTTACTTGGATCGTTAAAGGAGTCCAAAAAACAACTTGATGTGCTTTTTGACCTTTAAGAACTTTACCACCTTTAGCTTTTATTTGATTAAAAGTAGCATAAGTTTGTGATTTATACTTATTTTCTGATTGAACACACCACAGAATAAAAGTATTGATCCCAGTATAATAAGTACCACGAATATTTTTGGGCATACCTTGTTTTGACCAAGGACATAACCAATTATTTCCGTGCTTATCCATAGCTTTGATCACTTGATCAGCTATTTTTTGCATTACGTCTTTTTTTTGCATTGTTTCTCCTGTTTTAGTTATGACTTATTCGATATAAATAAGTCTCAAAAGGGACTAAATTAATAATCCCTTTTAAGTCGTATTTACAATTTTATATTATATTTTTCTTTCTGTAATTGTTAAATCTAAAGCATGAACCATAAACTTCCCATAAGTTCTGTGTTTAAATTCAAAAAATTCAAGATCAACTTGATCATCATAATCTTGATCAATTAAGTGTTTGTTATACAAAGTTAAAGTTTTTGGTGCGTTAATATTATCTGAAAATAATTTTCCATTTACTTCTTTTACTCTTGATAAATTAGCACCTTTCTTAATTTTATATATTGTTTGTATTATCATTTTATATCCTTTTTTAGTTATATGATTTACCGATATGATAAATCTCAAAACCCTAATTAAAAAGTAAAGGGTTTTAAGTTTTATATACAGGGAGTGTAATTACCGAGTCCTAATTACTAGACGATATGGAAGCTAGATCACTTCGAGTCCGATTAAACCAGATGGAGATTGCTAATTTCCGCCTAAACCTGAATTACTTTTTATTTTCCGATCTTAGAAAGTATAAACTAACACTTTTTTTTCTTGTCGTTCTTAAAATTATAGTACTTTTTACATAGGTGTAAAGCTAAATAATAGTTTTTATTAGTTTTTATTAGGTGAAATAAACCTTTAAAATCAAGGCTTATTTGAGTAAAACATATATATATAATTAATTTCGTTAAAAATGACCTTATTTTGTACTAATTTATATTAAAAATCATTATTTTATTGGCTTTTTTAATTTTTTTCGCTTATAAAAAAAGAATTATGGAAACTAATGATGTAGGAAGACCACCATTTATTAAGAAAGAAGAAGATTCTAAATTAGTAGAAGCATTAACAATAGCAGGTGTTACACAAACATTAATCGCACAAATAGTAAAAATAAGCGAACCTACATTAAGAAAGAATTTCAGAAAAGAATTAGATACAAGTAAAGCTAGAGCTAATGCAGTTATATCACAGGCATTGTTTAAAAAAGCTAAAGATGGTAATGTAGTAGCACAGATATTTTGGTTAAAGACTCAGGCAGGTTGGAAAGAAAAAAATCATTATGAACTTACAGGAAAAGATGGAGATAAGCTATTTGGAGAAGAACAACAGCTTATTGAAATCAGAAAAATATTTGACGAAATTAACTTCGTTAAACCAAAAAATATTACTGAAACACCTATCATGGTGCAAGACAGCAAGAACAAAACAGATAACACCTAAAGGTGATTGGAATGTTTGGTTAATATTAGCTGGTCGTGGTTGGGGTAAAACTAGGACTGGTGCACAAGATATTGCTTTTTATGGATTAACAAAACCTAATTCTAGAATAGCAATAGTAACACCAACATTCGGTGATGGTCGTGATACTTGTATAGAGGGTGTATCAGGATTATTAGGTTGTATAGAACATGATCTTATAGAGAATTGGAATAGAAGTATTGGTGAATTAACTTTAAAAAATGGAACTATATATAAAACTTTTTCATCAGAACAACCTGACAGACTTCGTGGACCACAATTTCATAGAGCATGGTGTGATGAACTAGGCAGTTGGAAGAATCCTGAAGCATGGGATCAATTATTATTTGGATTAAGATTAGGTGATAAGCCACAAGTTATTATAACAACAACACCAAAGCCAACACAATTAATTAAAGAATTAGTAAATAACAAAGATTCTCTTGTAACAAGAGGTAGCACTTTTGAAAATAAAGATAATCTTGCAGACTCAGCAGTCAAAAAACTAGAAGAAAAATATAAAGGAACTAGACTGGGCAGACAAGAACTTTATGCTGAAATTTTAGAAGATGTGGAGGGTGCTTTATGGAATCGAAATATGATTTCAAAAGCACTCTTGAAAAACACAGATAAAACACCAAATTTTACAAGAACAGTCATAGCTATTGACCCAGCTGTAACACAAAATAAACTATCAAATGAAACAGGTATAGTTGTATGTGCTAGAGGAGAAGATAATAAATTTTATATTATTGACGATATATCAGGAAAATATACACCTGACGCATGGGCAAGAAAAGCAGTAGATAACTATTATAAATACGAAGCTGATAAAATTATAGCTGAAGTAAATAATGGTGGTGATTTAGTTGAAAGAGTGATAAGGAATATAGACGGCAATGTTTCTTATGGGAGTGTGAGAGCAACTAAAGGAAAATATTTGAGAGCTGAACCTATATCTGCTCTTTATGAACAAGACAGGGTTAAGCATTTAAAACCCTTTCAATTTTTAGAGGATCAAATGGCAAATTATAATCCCATGACTTTTTCAGGATCACCTGACAGATTAGATGCTTTAGTTTGGGGTTTAACAGAACTATCAATGAGAACAGGACAAGTTAATTGGAGAATTACTTAATGGCAACAATATACGACAATTTAAAAAATTTATTCACTACAAAAAAAACAATAGAAAAAAAAGAATCACCTATCGTTTATTATAATTCTTTGGGTTATGATACGAGTACTAAAATCGCTTATGAAGATTTAGCTACAGATGGTTATCAGACTAATGCTATTGTTAATAGATGTATCAATGAAATATCAAACAATGCTAGTAGAGTAAAAATAAATTTATTTAGAGGTGATCAAGAAATAGACAATCACCCTTTACTTGATTTACTTTACAATCCTAGCCCAACATGTTCACAGGTAGAGTTTTTCCAAGCTGCATTCTCATATCTTCTTATATCAGGCAACAACTATATGTTATCTGTTTCAGGAGATAGAACACCACCTACAGAATTATACAATTTAAGACCTGATAGAATTAAAATTAGAACAGGTTCAAGAGCAATGCCTTTATCTTATGACTATGTTTTAGGCGGAAACATCGTTGATAGTTATGAAGTAGATCAAGCTACAGGTAATTCAAAAATTAAACATATAAAATTATTTAATCCATTAAACGATTACTATGGAATGTCACCTATATCTGCTTGTAGTGTAGATATAGATCAACATAATTTAGCAAATAAACATAACGTAAATCTTTTACAGAATGGGGCTAGACCTAGTGGTGCTGTTATATTCAAACCTAAAGACGAAACAGGTGGACACGTACAATTATCAGATGTTCAAAGAGATCAATTAGTAAATGACATCAATCAAAGATTTAGCGGAACAGGTAATGCAGGAAAGCCAATGTTATTAGAGGGAGATTTTGACTGGAAAGAGATGGGTCTATCTCCTAAAGATATGGATTTTATACAATTAAAAAATATGTCTGCTAAAGATATAGCTTTAGTTTATGGTGTACCTAGTCAGCTTATAGGTATTCCTGATGCACAAACTTATTCAAACTTTGCTGAAGCTAAATTGGCATTATACAACGAAACAATTATTCCTTTATTAGATAGATTTCAAGGTGATCTAAACGAATGGCTAACACCAATGTTTAGTGAAGATTTAGAATTAAGATATGATATTGATTCTATACCAGCTATGGCAGAACAAAGACGTAGAGTGTTTGAGTCTGTAACAACAGGCGTACAAAATGGAATATTAACAAGAAACGAAGCAAGAGAACAATTAGGTTATGAAACCATTGATGGTGGTGATAGCTTATTAGTACCAGCAAATTTAATGCCACTTAACATAGCTAACGAAGAAAACGATACAGATGTTGGAGAAGATATACCTACAGAAGAAGTGGAAGAAGAAAATAACTTACCTGAAATTATAGTTGAAGAAGATGGCTATGGAGAGATTGACGAGATTATAAAAGCTGTTAGCGATATTAATACTACACCTACTGATGGCATGGTTACTGAAGCTAAAAAAGGTATTGAATGGAGAAAAGAATTTAATAGAGGTGGAACTAGAATAGGAGCTACTAGAGCAAGTCAGATAGTTGCTAGAGAAAGATTATCTCCTAGTACAGTAAAAAGAATGTTTAGTTTTTTCAGCAGACATGAAGTAGATAAAGAAGCACAAGGATTTAGACCTGGAGAAGATGGTTATCCATCAAATGGCAGAATAGCTTGGGCACTATGGGGTGGAGATGCAGGATTTAGTTGGTCTAGAAAAGTAGCAGCACAGATTGATAGAGAAAGAGATAAATTTTATGAAGATGAAATTGAAGAAAAACAAATACTTACAGCTGCAGTTAAAAAAGGATTACAAAATAAAGTTGATAAGCATAATGAAAAGCATGGAGATAAAAAAGGCAAAAGAGTAACATTAAGAATGTTATCAGCTGTTTTTAAAAGAGGAGTTGGTGCTTATAATACAAATCCAGGTAGTGTAAGACCTAGTGTTACTTCAGCAGAACAATGGGCATATGCTAGAGTTAATGCGTTTTTATTTGCAGTTAGAACAGGAAAATTTAGGAGTGGGAAGTTTGATTTGGATTTATTACCAAGCGGACACCCTTTAGCAACATAATGAAAGATGTAAGACTCTATGTCGAAAAAGATAAAGAAACAAAAAGATTTGAAGTTGTAGTAAGAATAAGTGATTTTGATAGCAAAGAAGAAGCTGCAGGACATGCGTCTTATATTTTTTTAACACAAAGTATAGACTTTGGGCAAAGAGAATATGTAACTGATTTGAGAGAATTATTTGATTTAGATTCTTATGATATTAAAAAACTGCATTAGTTTATTAGTAGTAATACTTTTAACTTCTTGCAAATTAAGTGAAGCGAGTTTTGACCCACAAACATCTATGTTTAAATGGGTAATTGAGAAAAAAGTAAAGGAAAATAAAAAGAATGATTTTTAACAAACGTCAACTTCGTATATTCAAACAAGTAAGAGAAAGAACTTGGTATGCACAAAATAGATTAAGAGAGCCATATAGAAAAAATTTTAGAAATGTTTTAAAGATTTTTTTTAATAGGTTCGCTAATAAAGTTAAAATTGCATACAGCAATAGAAGTCAAATAGAATTAGACATAGAGTTAAGAAAACAAAGCGATCAATTAAAAAGAATATTTAGAGTACAATATATGGTTATAGCTAATGCTTTTAAGAATGATGCTTTAGGTAAATTTTTTGTTAAAGACTTTGATCAAGAATTTAACGATAAACTAGAAGAATTTATTGACGTGAATACAGCTACTTGGGTTACATCAATAGACGATACAACAAGAAAAAGAATAGCTAAAGTAATAGACTCAAGTTACAACAGCGGTCTATCTACTGAAGAAACAGGAACTGCTTTAAGAAACTTATTAATTGGTATGGGTGTTTATAGAGCAAACCTTATATCAAGAACAGAAACACATAGAGTAGCTTCTTTTGCAAACGAAACAGTTGCTGAATCTATGAATATTAGAGGTACTGTTAAAGAATGGGTAGCTATTCAAGATGAAAGAACAAGATTTGCACACTCAATCGCTAGTGGTCAAAGGACTGCATTAGAGGGAAGATTTGTCGTGGGCGGAGAACTTTTAAAATATCCTGGTGATCCAATGGGTTCAGCAGGTAATACAATCAACTGTCGGTGTGCTGCAATTTATACAACACCTGACTTCTTATAAGGAGAAATAAAATGGAAATAATAATTGGAATAATAATTGGTATTGCTTTGTGTAGAAGCAACGATAAATACAAATGGGTAAGTAAAGCTATAGGAAAAATTTGGAAAAAATAATGCCTTTAGTTAAACCAAACGATAACGAAAAGAGAGAAGATTTCATTAGTAGATGTATGTCAGATGACAAAACTATTTCTGAATATCCAGCAACAGATCAAAGATTAGCTGTATGTAGTTCTCAATATGAAAATGGAAAAAAGGAGGAATATTCTATGAACGATATAGAAAAGATGGGACAAGCTATAAAGTCTTTGACAGATGTTATCTCATCTAAAAAAAAACCAAAAGATGAAGATATGAAAGAAGCAAGAGACGAAGATATGTATGACAACCCAACTGATGCTAGAGATAAAGCTAAAGAGATTGGTTGTGTAGGTGTTCACAGCATGACTAAAGATGGTAAAACAATCTTTATGCCATGTGGTACTCATGCTGCATATGAAGAAGCTATTAGTAAAGGTTATGGTATGGAAGAAGAAGAAGAAGATAAATATCACAAAAAACCTAAAAAGAAAAAACCTATGAAAAGTGTTTGTGTATGTCAAGATGATGGAATATGTCAATGTGATACAGAAATGAAAAAATTAACTTTTCATTCAGAAGTAAAAGCTAATGGTGTGAAAGGAACATTTACTGGCTATGGTTCAATATTTGGTAATGAAGATCAAGGTAGTGATATTATGCAGAAAGGTGCATTTACTAAATCTTTAAAAAACAGACCAGCTTCTAAAGTAAAATTATTATATCAACATAAAACAGATGAACCTATCGGAGTATTTGAAGATATGTACGAAGATGAAAAAGGTTTATTTGTTCAAGGCAAACTAGCTATGGGTACTCAAAAAGGTCGTGAAGCATACGAACTATTAAAGATGGGTGCATTAGATGGTATGTCAATAGGATTTAGAGCAGACCCTGAAAAGCAAGGATACAACGAAAGTAAAAGAGGAACTAGAACTCTTAAAGAAGTTGATCTTATGGAAATCAGTTTAGTTACTTTCCCAATGAATGAAAGTGCTTTAATAGAAACTGTAAAAGGGAATGCTAAAAATATTCGAGAGTGGGAAAAAATCTTGCGTGAAGCAGGAGGTCTTTCTCGGACAGAGGCAAAGATTGGTGCGAAAGCATTGTCAGAATCTCTATCACAGCGAGATGCTGGTGATGACAACAAACAGTTAGCAAGTTTAATTAATAAGGTTGCTAACATTTTAAAACAATAACAATGAGGAAAAACAATGGAAAATAACGAAGTAAAATCTGCTGTTGAAACTCTTGGTAAAACTTTTGAATCTTTCAAAAAAGCAAATGATGAAAGATTAGTTCAGATTGAGAAGAAAGGTTCTTCTGATCCGATCACAGAAGACAAGCTATCTAAAATCGACGCAGAATTAGATAAGTTTGCAGACGTTGAGAAATCAATGAAAGCACAAGCTGAGTCTCAAAAGAAACAACAAGAGCAAATGGCAAGACTCGAAACTATTGTATCTAGACCTGATTTTGGAAAAGGTTCACCAGTTGAATCAATGCAAAAGAAAGTTTACGATAAATGGTTAAGAACAGGTAAAGATGGACTTTCTCCTGATGAGGTTAAAGTTCTGACTGTATCTAACGATGCTACTGCTGGTTATCTAGCTCCACCTGAGTATGTGAGAGAGTTAATCAAAGGTATAATCGAGTTCAGTCCTGTAAGATCATTAGCAAGAGTAAGAACAACAACTCAAAGAAGTGTTCAAGTTCCAAAAAGAACAGGAACTTTTTCAGCACAATGGGTTGCAGAACAAGGCACTAGATCAGAAACAACTGGTTATACAGTTGGCTTGGAAGAAATTCCAGCACACGAACTATATGCTTTAGTAGATATTTCTGAACAAGAATTAGAAGATTCAGTTTTCAATTTAGAAGCAGAAATGAATACAGAGTTCGTAGAACAATTTGCGAAAGCTGAAGGTAATGCGTTCATATCTGGAGATTCAGTAGGTAAACCACAAGGTCTTATCTCTAACTCTAGTGTAGCAACAATTACTACAGCTGCAAATGATGCTCTAGCTGCAGACGATCTTATCGGTGCTGCACACAATGTAAAATCTGAATATATGAGAAACGCAACATGGTTGTTCAATAGAGCAACTCTTTCTGCAATCAGAAAGTTAAAAGATGATGCGAATCAATATATTTTCCAACCTGGAATTTACCAAATGGGAATCGGTTCTAATTTATTAGGACACCCGATTGTTGAAGCTGCAGACTTGGCAGATATTGCAGATGGAACTAAACCAGTAGTGTTTGGCGACATCAGAAGAGCATACATGATCGTTGATAGAGTAGCTTTATCAATAATGAGAGATCCTTTTACACAAGCTAGTTCAGGTAATGTAAGATATGTTGCCAGAAGAAGAGTTGGTGGTCAGGTGATCTTACCAGAAGCAATAACAACAATTACTATCCAGTAATTATAACAAG